GTGCGTCTATGACGTGCGGAACGCGGCCAACACCGAGGCCCTGGTCGCCAGTGGCAACTGGGTCACCGTGACCGGCATGCGCGTGTATCTGGGCACCGAGAGCCAGTTGCCCGACCCCGCCATCGAAGCCGTGCACGGCGTGGGCACCACCCCCGCGCACCGCGGCCTGGCCTATGTGGTGTTCGAGAACATGCCGCTCGAGCAGTTCGGCAACGCCCTGCCGCGCCAGCTCGACTTCGAGGTGGTCACCGCCGCCACGGCCGGCGCGCCGCTCACCCGCCAGGCGCTGCGCACCGACATCACGCCCACCTGGCAGGGCACCGAGAGCACCGCCTACCAGCGCATGCCGCTGGTGCAGATCACCGACGGCCTGGTGCGCGTCGACACGCAAAACGCCAGCCCCGCGCAGCTCTTCGACCTGGCCGCCGCCCCGGTGGGCACGGCGCCCGCCTCGGCCGATGCCATCGCCCGCAACGGTGTTCCGCCCTACCTGGGCGGCCACTGGATCGGCGTGTGCTATGGCGCCGACGGCGTGCCCGTGTTTTGCCTGCCCACCAGTGGCGGATCGGCAGTGGCCACCACGGCGTGGGAGCTGCGCCTGGCCAGCGCCAGCGGCGCCAGCCTGCGTGGGCTCACCGGGGCGCCCGCCAACAGCCACGTGCAGCACGTGGTTCCAAACCGCGCGCGCACTGCGCTGCTCGTGGTCTACAAGAACCTCGACGCTGGCAGCATCCTGCAATGGGCTTTGTTGAGCCTGGTGCCGTCGGCGGCCCTGGTGGCATCGGGCAGCTGCGCCGATGGTGCCACCACCATCGGCGCCGTGCCGGCTTCCTTTGGCGCCACCGGGCGCTGGGCCTACACCTACGTGGTGGGCGGTCAAAGCGTGGGCATGCTCGAGGATGACCTGACGCATCTGTGGCTCGCAACCGATTACAACACCACCACCAGCGTCTCGCTTTACAAGATCAACCCAGACGCCTCGCTCAGTCGCGTGGGGGTCTTGTCGCACGCGACGGGCCTGAGTGATTTTGCCCTCCCAGGCATCGACGCCCTGGATGGCCTCGCCGCCGTGGCGCGCAAGGGCGACCTGAGCATCTTCACGCGCGGCGCGGCACTCACGCCCGTGGCGCCCACCCTGCCCACCGTGGTGGGCGGCATCTGCGCGCGCGCGGGGCTCACCGCCGGGCAGATCGACACCACCCTGCTCAGCGGCACCGTGGAGGGCGTGGCCTACACGCGCGGCGGCAGTGGCCGCAGCATGCTCGACAGCCTGCGCGCGGCTTACTGGTTCGACGCCGTGGAAAGCGGCGCCAAGATCCGCTTCGTGCCGCGCGGCGGCGCGCCGGTGGCCGCGCTCACGCTCGACGACCTGGTGGCCGGTGACGACGGCGCCGCAGTCAACACCTCGCGCGAGCACGACGACGCCCTGCCCGAGCGCGTGGCCGTGGCCTACGCCGCCGCGGCCAGCGACTACCGCGTCGGCAGCCAGCAGGCGGTGCGCACCAGCCTCACCGCCGACAGCCTGCGCAGCATCGAGCTGCCCCTGGCGCTGAGCGACGCGCGCGCCGCCCAGGCCGCGCAGGTGGCCCTGGCCGACGCCTGGATGGGCCGCACCGCGCGCACGCTTACCCTCATGCCGCAGTGGGCTGCCATCGAGCCCACCGACGTGATCGACCTGACTGATGCCACCCGCACGGCGCGCCTGCGTGTGGTGCGCAAGTCCGAGGCCCTGGGCGAGGGCATTCGCCTCGAGGTGGTGGACGAAGAAGCCGCGCTGTACACGCCCAGCGCCACCGCCGGCACCTTGCCCGGCACCGGCAACAGCCCCGCGCTGGCCGGGCCTACGCGCGTGGAGGTGCTCGACATTCCGCCCCTGCGCGACGCCGATAGCAACGCCGGCCTGTATGCCGCGCTGGGCGGCTACCTCAGCACCTGGGGCGGCGGGGTGCTAACCCGCAGCGACGACGGCGGCGCCAGCTACGCTACCGTGGGCGCGGCCAGCGCCGGCGTGATCATGGGCACGGCGCAGACCGTGCTAGGCGTGCACGCCGGCGGCAACCTGGTGGACGAGGCCGCCGCACTCACCGTCAGCGTGGCCGCCACCGCCACGCTGGCCAGCTGCACCACCGAGCAGATGCTGGCCGGCGCCAATGCAGCGCTGGTGGGCGGCGAGATCATCGGCTTCCGCACCGCCACGCTGCTCGCCGCGGGGCGCTACCGCCTCACCGGCCTGCTGCGCGGCCGCAAGGGCACGCCGCAGAGCGGCCACGCCGCGGGCGACCGCTTCGTGATGCTGGGCGCCGCGCTGCTCGACGTGGCCGGCAGCACCAGCGACATCGGCCGCACCGCGCTGTTCAAGGCGCTCACCGTAGGCGCGGCTTCCGACAGCACCGCGCCCAGCACCGCCGTGCTGCTCACCGCCGCGCGCCTCAAGCCCCTGGCGCCCGTGCACCTGGCCGCCACGCGCCTGCCCGCCAATGACGTGAGCCTGCGCTGGGTGCGCTGCGCCCGCGTCGACACCGAGTGGCGCGACAGCGTCGACGTGCCGCTGGGCGAGGCCTCCGAGTCCTACGAGGTCGAGATCTGGAACGCGGGCAACACCGCCGTGCTGCGCACGCTCACCAGCACCACCGCCAGCGTGACCTACAGCGCCGCCAACCAGACCACCGACTTTGGCAGCTACCCCGCCACCCTCAACGTGCGCATCTACCAGATGAGCGCCACCGTCGGCCGCGGCTTTGCGGCCATCGCCACCCTGACCCCGTAGGGCACCATGGCCGACAGCACCACGAACCTCGACACCATCAGCAGCAGCCAGGCGGGCAAGGAAGTCACCGCCAACGCCTTCTTCGACGCGGCCAGCCCCGCCACGCTCTTCGGCCGCCGCGCGCTCACCACCACCGGGCTCACCTGGGGCTACTACGGCGGCGACATCGAGGTCGACGGCGTGCTCACCGCCATCAGCAACGGCACGCTCACGCTCGCGGCCAGTGCGACGAACTATGTGGAGGCCACCCGCGCCGGGGTGGTGAGCAGCAACACCACCGGCTTCACCGCGGGGCGCATCCCGCTCTATGAGTGCGTCACCGGCGCCAGCACCGTCACCAGCTACACGGACCGGCGCGCCCCGTGGCGGCCGGGCTACCTCACGCACGACGTGAGCGTGGCCGTGACGGGCGCCGACGTGACGCTCACCGCCGCCCAGGCGCGCGCCCGCTACCTGACCACCACCGGCGTGCTCACCGGCAACCGCGCGGTGATCGTGCCCGACCGCTGGGAGGGCATCGTCTACTGCAACAACACCGGCGCCTTCACCACCACCTTCAAGACCGCCGGCGGCGCGGGCGTGGTGGTGGCGCAGACCAAGCGCGCGCTGCTCTACGCCGACGGCACGAACGTGGTCCGCATCACCCCCGACACCTAGCCCGCCCTTTTCCACGCCCCCCGGAAGCCCCATGGAACAGCCCCAAGATCGCGCCCCCGACCGCTGGCATGTTGGCAAGGAGGTGCCCCTCACGCTGCTCTTTGCGCTGCTGGTGCAGACCGTGCTCTTCGCCGCCTTCATCAGCGACCTCAAGAACGAAGTGCGCAGCACCGGCGCGCGCGTCGAAGAGATCTGGCGCGACCGCTACACGCGGCTCGATGCCGCCAAGGACGCCGAGCTCACCCGCGCGCGCGACGAAGTGCAAAACGCCCGGGTCGAGGACCACGAGCGCCGCCTGCGCGAGCTCGAATCTGCCCTGCGCGCGCTGGGCGGCCTGCCCGCGCGCCGCGGCTAGGGCATGCGCCTCTCGACGCACTTCACGCTGGCCGAGCTGCAGGTCAGCCAGCTCGCCGCGCGCCGGGGCGTGCCCAACCTCATCCCGCCCGAGCTGCTGCCCGCCGCGCGTGAGCTGGCGCAGATGCTCGAGGGCATTCGCTGGGCGCTCACGGAAGACGCCGGCCGCGACTGCCCGGTGATCGTCAGCAGCGGCTACCGCAGCGCCTGGCTCAATGAGCAGGTCGGCGGCGCGCAGAGCTCCGACCACCTGCGCGCCCAGGCGGCCGACATCATCGCCCCGGCCTACGGCACGCCCTTTGAGGTGGCGCGCCTCATCGCCCGGCACCTGGACGTGCTGGGCGTGGGCCAGCTCATCCACGAATACGGCGCCTGGGTGCACGTGAGCACGCGCAAGCCCCTGGCGCCCGTGAACCGCATCCTCACCATCACGCGCGGCCAGGTGCTGGCCGGGATTCAACCGCTCCCCTCGGAAGCCTCCGCATGAAGAAAGCCCTGAAGGACCGCCTGGCGCGTGTGTGGCGCTACGTGCTCGCGCGCGCGCAGGAATCCAGCACCTGGCGCGGCGTCACGCTGCTGATCACCGCGGGCGGCGCCAACCTGCGCCCCGAGCACGCCGAGGCCCTGGTGCTGATCGGCCTGGCCGTGGCCGGCCTGATCGCCGTGCTGTTCCCCGATACGCCCGCCAAGCCGCCCGCGCCATGATCGTCCCCACCTTGCCCGCCTGGGCGTGGCGCGCAATCGCCACCATCGTGGTGCTGGCCGGCGTGGCGGCCTACGCGGGCCGCCTGGGCTACCAGATGGCCGACAGCAAGTGGCAAGCACGCGAGGCCGAGCGCCTGGCCGCCGAGGCCGTGGCCCGCGCCGAGGACCTGGCCCGTGCGCAGGCCGTGGCCACGGCGTACGAGCAAGTCGCCGCCCAGCTCAAGCGCCTGCAGGCCGTGCAACGCATCGAGGTGACCCGTGAAGTATCCCGCCCTGAGTACCGCTGCCCTGTGCCTGAGTCTGGCCGGGTGCTCATCGATGCCGCCCAGGCCCGCGCCGCCG